TAATGGTGTTCGCGGTGGCGGCGCTCGTTGCACCGTGGACGCCTGTTGTGGCTGCGGCGTGGGAGTTGATAGTGTTTTGGGCGGTAGAGGCGGCGGTGGTGGCAGAATTTGCGGTATTTTGCGCATTAACAGCAGCGGTCATTGCCGCATCCGTCTCCTGCTTCCGCGCCACGTCATCGCTGGCTGCGGGAGCGGCGGCTTTGAACCGGCCGGCGGGGTCGCGCTGGACGAGCGTGTTTGGTGTGGCGGTGCTCGTTGCGCCGTGAACTCCGGTAGTCATATTTGCATGGGCGTCCACTTTCGCCTGCGCTCCTACTGGCGTTTCCGCCCCAATCATCGCCGGAGTCAGCGCGTCCGGACCACCGGTTGCATGCCGGGAAGCGTGGGAGTTGGCGGTGTTTTGCGCCGCCATCGCGGCGGAAGCGGCGACATTTGCGACATTTTGCGCATCCGCGGCAGCAGTTGCGGCGTTGTTGGCGGTTTGTTGGGCTTCCTCGATTCCATCCTCCATCCGGTTTAGTTCGCCTTCTGTGATGATGTCATTGAACTGCCAGTCTTTTTTCTGAAAATCCACCTTATGCGCCTCCCTGTATGAACTGGATATTGTGGCTGAACACCGTGGAAACCGCCGTATCAATCTCGATCCCCGTAATCGATGTGATCATGTTGTCCGCTGCGTCCAGAAAATCAATCCGGGTTACAACCATGTCTGGCGGCAAATGAAACTCGACCGTAATACTGTCCGAGTAGGTTGTAAAGTTCAATTGAGTAATTTCAACGGATTCATTCACCAACGCTTTGGCAAAAAGTTGTTTGGTTCGAGCGACAAGCTGCTCTTTGTAAAAATCCGTTACCGCCATCGTTGGCACCTACCTTCGATAAATTTCACGATCGATCAAGACCGTTCCCACCTTTGTCCGTCCCGCTATGGCAAGCCCGGCTCGGGCATACGATATTTTGATTTCCCGGCTCGTTTCCCGAATCCGCACACGCTCCACCGAAAACGGAGACTGGATGTATTCCATGTTGGCGGGTTTGAGCGCATTGACCAATTCCAGAATGTCACGAAATTTGTACCCGTCCACGGCAGGGATGGAAATCGTAAAAGCATATTCCCCCGGAACAAGATGGATTTCCGCCTGTGTCGTGCCAATATAGGCGTTGAGCCGTTCGCGCAGCGTGCGCAACGTGATCGGCGGCTTCCGGCTCTTTCGCTCAATCAGACGTTCCCGTCGGAACGGGATCGTTTCATCGCCGCCGGCCGTGATGCGGAATTCCTCTTCCCGCCATTTCAGCGTTTTTTCGGCGGTTTGGATGAATTGCTCTCCCATCACGAAGTTGATTTCCTTTTTCAGCTGCTTCAATTCTTCGTTGACCGTTTTCGCTATTTCCCGGAACTCCCGGATCTCCCCATAAAAAGGAGGCAAATAGGACAAAACATCGGCGCTTTCTTCCGTAAAATCAATTGGCAATGATGCTCACCGTCCCCCGCACGGCGATCTCTTCCTCCGCCAGCGTCAGATTTCCGTCCGTCCCGTTCAAGGTCAGGCTCAAAATGTCCTGCACCGGCGCCAATCCGATGAGACGGCTCATGAGTACCGCATGCCGGACCGTCGTGTCGACAAAATTGATTTCCGAAAAGTAGGCATCAATCTGTTCCTCCGCCTCCTGCCGGATATCCTCCGCGCCGTACCCTTCCCTAAACACGACCTCCATCTCGACGTTTACCACCTTAGGCGTGGCCGAAGCGGCGGTGAACACGTGCCCGATCGGCGCCAGTCCGGCGCCGCCCACTCCGTCTTGATGCGGGTCGATCGTATTTTGCACCAGCGCGACCAGTTCCGGACTCGGCACGTTGTTGCCGGCGTCCGTGACCACCGCCTTGACCGTCCCCCGACCGGCCCAAAGCGGAAACAGTTTGAACCGCCCCACGCCGGGGATGGCGCCGATCCACTGCTTGTATTGGCCGATATTGCCGCCATAACTGACCGTATTGATCGATTCCACATATCGGGCGTACAGCTCGCCGTCCGTCTCCGCGTCTTCTCCGGGAATGAGGACGTCCGCAAGCGTGGCGCTCGTCAATCCGTCGACAAAATCGATCGGAAGGAGGCTGCCGAAATACAAATTCCCGGCGGTGCCCGCGGTTTCCGCTTCGAGTTTGAACTCTCCCGCCGCTATTTGTTCGACGACCTTATAGACAACCTCCCCACCCCGGAAACGGCTGCCGATCGGAACGTCGATGTTGAAAACCCCTTTCCGGACCGCTTTGGTTGCCGGACGGCGCTTCACCCCGCTTTCCTCCGTGCGGTAATCCAGAAATTCGCCGCTCGACGTCCGGGCAAAGGTAAGGCTCATCAACACGTCGAGATCCGCGTACATTTGAGCAATTTCGGCCGCCACTGGCGCCAGCGCGTCGTAGATGACACTACCCTCGCGCTTGTCCACGTCGTTCGGTACGCGATCCAGCATGCGCTTTAAAATCGCGTCAAAAGTTTGGTTCTCATACACTCGTGGTCACCTCCTGGGTGAAGGATCCGAATGAAGACACGACTGTAAACCGCACGGTCGCGGCGTCCCCAGTCACATCAATCTGAAAGTCCGTTACATCCTCAATTCTGTCGTCTTGTATCAGCGCCTCGGTGATGCGCCGCCGCAATTCCGAACGAATGAAAGCAGGATTGGCACCGACAAGCCCGTTCCACTCCATTCCGTAGTCTGGGCTGTATATGAGATACCGAAACCGATCCGTCTGTAAGATTTTAAACACCGCCTGTTTTACAGCTTCCAGCCCGTCAGTCATTCCAAAGATGCGGCGTTTTTCAAAATCCAACTTGTACGTTTTACTTGGTTGTTGAACTTCTTCCACCTGTGTGTTTTGAAGCGTTCCTCCTGTCGGTATCATCCGCCCACCACCTTATCCAAGATCAAGTATTTCTGGCCGCCCTGGACCCGGAGCAGCACCACCCGGTCGCCGGCTTGCAACCCTGGACGGATGACGATCGGCTGCGTTAGTGCCTCTCCTGTTGTTCCGTCGGGCGATGTGTGACTGTGACGCAGGTCGATCTCGAGCCGTTTAAGCGACTCTGGCACAATCAAAAAATCCGCATCAATGGTGAAACGCTGGTCAACGTTCACCTCGAGCGGATCGGCTTTCTTGACGGTCCCAAACATCACTGCCACCGGGGCGGCGGCTTCCACAGCCGTCAGGGCGGCCTGTCGGATTGCGTTCAGCATGTCAGATCACCTTCAGTGTGATGGACATTGTGTGATCGGCGCCATCGAACCGGTGTGTCACCTCGTCCACCATCATCGGCTGGTTGATGTTAAGCGCCTCGATGACGACCGGCAGGTACATGCCAGCGCGCACCCGGATGTCGCCGATGGCCTCCAGCTTCAGCGTGCGCTGCTCCCTGTTCTTGAGCGCAGCCAGTCGGTTCAAAAGCTCATTGATCTGAGCAGCGTTCATCTCCTCATCCACGGCCTCGTACAGCTGGAGCACGCCCCAGCGGGCGATGTTGGCGCTGTCTTGGACCATGTACACTTCCCGCCGGCCCGTTTCCTGGTTGTCTCGGTATAACTTGATCCGGTTGTACGTTTCCTGGTCGATGTCGCGGCCGTATTCAAACTCGGTCATCAGACTGCCATCGCCGACGTAAAACCCGGCCTCGAACGATCGCACGTCCCGTAGCGACAGCGCGCCAAAGTCGTCGAAGAACACAAAAAACCGATTCGTGTTCGCCATGGTGAGCGTGTTCGCCTTTTCAATGATGTCGAGCAGCGTTTGCCCGTCTTCGACCATGGACGGGATTCGATAACCGGTATCGTCGATTCGGCCCACCTTGAGATTGAAGTCCGCTGCGATCTGGTTAATGATGTCGCCGGTGGTGACGTTCTTCAACACGTAGGTATCTTTATTCAGCAGATATCGCACCTGGTCGTATGCCTTGACGCTGATCTCTCCATCCTGGTTGCTCTTGATACTGAAGACATAGCCATAAAATACGTTCACGTCATCCATCCGCACCCGGATGATATCGCCGTTCTGGACGGTGAATGAGCGATCTTGGTAAATGCCGCTGTTTACCAGCGTAAAATCCACACTGGCCGGCCTGCCGATGCGGGTTGTCGTCCAGGTTAAATCCTTCGCGATTTCCGATACATCCCACACATCCCCGTTTTTGTTGTCAACCAGGATTTCAAGCATATGCCGCACCGCTTTCTGCCGGCAGCGTGAGCACCAAACCCACCGGCAAGGATTTCAACTGCGCGTCGCTCAAACCGTTCAATTGCTGAATTTCGCGCCACCGGCTGCCGTCGCCGAGCACCTTCTGCGCTACTTTCCAGAGATTGTCCCCGGCCACCAGTGTGTAGGTCGTGGGCTGCACACGCTCATCCGGGCGCTTCGGACTCTCTATCTGGATGATCGGAGGCGTCCCATCCTGCTGCTGGACTACCTGCACACGCCGTGCTTCATAAAACCGGTATTCTTTCAGCTGCAGCGTAAATTGAATGTCACCCAAGGTCCCTGCGACTTCTTTCCATTCGAACCCCTCGATGCTGGCTGCCGTATTGATCTCCATCGTGGACGTGTTTGCCACAAGTCGGATCGGCCGCTTGGAATCCCACCATTTATTGATGAATCGGACGTATTCCATAGGCTGCAGAACGATCGAGGCCGTGATGAACGGATATCGCTGCGCTGGGAACAGGCTTTCGATCGTATATTCGGCCAGATCGCGATCCTTGATGACGTTGATTTTGCCGAGTTTATAGACCTCATGCCCGGCTCCGTCACCCCGGACTCTCTCCCCGATCTCGCGAGGGAGGATGGGGAGCTCGAATCCTTCCTGTTGATTGTTCCAGGAGAGCCAGATACCATAACGATTTGCCATCAGCCATACACCCCTTTTGCCGAAGAGGCAATTTGCTCGGTCAGCGCCGTTTCAATCCGCGCGATGATGGTGTCGATGTCGCTCTCTTTGTTCACCGGACCGGTTGTTACCTGCACCGTTGGCGTCAGCGTCACAAAGTTCTGGATTGCATTTACCTCAGCCAGCTCCCGCATCATCTTCAGATCCTCGCTGCTGATGTCCACCGTGTCTTTGATTTTGCCGACTTCTCCGACTTTGGCGATATTGTCGATATTAAATTTGTCGAATATACCATCTCCAGTTAAATCCGGCACTCCAAACATACTTTTAAGAGAATTAAAGGTTTTTTGAATTTTGTCGGAAGCGAATTGCCCAATAGACTTACCGATTTCTTGCCCTGACCTGAAAGCATCGCCATAATCCATGATTCCCATTCGCTCGATAACTTGATAACCTTCAGGCATTTCTCCAAGCCACTTTTGCATTTTATCTTGCAAGCTTGAAATGCTGTCTGCCATATTTGAGCCGAATACTTTATCAATTGCCGAAGCGATTTCCTTGATGATTTGCAATACGCTATCGGCAAAGTCAATGAACAGTTTTTTTGCTGAATACAGCGGATGCCGAAATACGTTTACCAAAAATTCTGCTAACCATGCGAAAATGTTGTAAATTGGCGCAATCGTATTGTAAACGCCAGCAAGTAATACTCCGAATAAACCGACGACATAGCCAATTACCTCTGTTGTCGCATCACTCCAGCGATACAGGGCATAAATTAGAAAACCAATTGCGGCGCCGATCAGCAGGATCGGCCAATTGGCCGCCAACCAAGCAGCAGCCTGAGCCAAAATCGGACGGACGGTCGCCCAAAGCGCTCGTACCCACATCCAAGTTTGCCGAATTAGAATCGGCAACAGCGCCGAGCCGATCGTTACCAGAATCGGTTCGATGATCGACCAATTGGATTGGATGGCGTTAGCGATCCAAATCAGTGTCCCGAGCAAGATGTCCGCTGCTTGCGCCGCAACATACAGCGCCTGCGTCAGTTTCTGTATGACGGCTGCACCCTGTGCCGAATTCAGCCATTGGTTCCACCGTTGAAAGACCGGTTGGAATGCCCGGAAGGCTTCGTTTTTCAACTGTTGAAGCAAATCGCCAAACGTCTTCGGCATGGTTTCGAACTTTTTGTTGATGTCATCGGCTGCCATAAACAAAGCCGCTTTGATAATGTCCGCCGTAATCTCTCCTTTGGCTGACATTTCCTTCAGCTCACCTTTAGATTTCCCGGTGAATTTGGCGATTGCATCGGCCAGCATGGGCGCGTTTTCCATGATGGATCGGAATTCATCACCCTGTAACTTACCTGCAGCCATGGCTTGCGTAAGTTGGTACATTCCGGCCGTTTGTTCCTCGATGGATGCACCGCTGATTTTGAATGCCTTCTGCATCGTTTCTGCGAAAGCAACGATTTCATTGTTATTTTGAAAAGCGTCGCCGGCGAGAAGACCAAGTTTACTTACACTGTTGGCCATGGCCACGAAATCGCCGCGGGCTCTCTGCGCTGCGGCGAAGATTTGGTCTTGCAGCTGTTCGACCGACTGACCTTCATCAACGATCAAATTCAGGCGCGCCTGGGTGGAAACGAAAGTGTCTGCAGCCTGTACCGCGCTTTGTGCCACTTGCGCTGATAGATACGTGGCGGCCACTTTTTTGGTAAATACTAGCAATTGATTGGTTTCTGACTTGGCCGTTTGTACCGATTGGTTAAACTTTTTCTGCGCAGCGGTTGCTTGGTCAATTGCCTGGCGGATACTTGCTTCAGCCGCAGCCAATTGTTGTTTGGCAGCAACCAGAGTTCGGTCGATTTTGACATTTTGATCGACCGTGCTCTGCATCCGTTGCATGGTTGCAATGACCAGGTTTAAGCTGTTGGTGATCGCCTTCAGCGGACCGCTCATGGCGTCAAACATCTGAAGCGTGCTGGATACTGTTGGCATCCTTTCACCGCCTTTTAAGAACATATAAAAAGCGCCCCGTGCGGGACGCATTGACTTCAAAGGGATATTGTTTGCCCAGTGCTTACTGGTAGTTTTGATTTTACAAATTTCGCCAATTTATTTGCCTTTAAAATATTTTTCACATCAAAGATTAGAACTTTTGGTTCTGCTTCCCCAGATGAAAGATAGTTTATGATTAAAAAATCCCCTTTTATTTTCTTTTGGCCTATGCCGGACATTCCGCCTATTATGGCGCCAATCGGGCCGAGCAGGAGACCTCCCATAACACCGCGCGCGATTACGGATTTATCTTTTTTTAACAAATCGCTTTTTCTTACCCCTTCGGCTGCCGTCACTTGTGAATAATTTAACTCAAAGAAGTTTTTGTTCGTCTCAATAATGATTTTTTCATCGGTAAAAAACAGATTTGCCAAGCTGTGTTGTGGAGCTCCCGGTATTCCATGCATATGCACCGCAACACTATATTCTTTTGCTCCAAGTTTTTTGGCTTTGGATGCCGTTTTTCGACTAAGTATGAAACCAATTATCCCAAGTGCAAATATTACGATCAATACAATCAGAATTGGATCCAATGATAGCCCTCCCTGCTCGGACAAATTTTCGTTTCCAATTTTATCATATTTTACGCAGGGAGAGCTATCTCCGTTTCTTTTTCATCGCCGCTTTTTTCTCCGCTCCGCTTCGATTCGCTCGTCAATCATCGCGATGAGTGCCGCTTTTTGATACACGTTCAGTTCCGCAAATTCCCACGGCATGATGCGGAGCTTGTGGAGGGCGTAGTAAGCGTAATTCCACTCACTATCGTCCTCCCGGATCAGTTTTTTATCTCATCGACCAGTTCGTTGATATCGCGGTCGAATCCGTTGACTTCCTGTACTTTCTGCACGAGTCGCGCGTACTCGCCGGGCAACAGCATCTTTTTCAGCAGCTCTTCCGCTCCCAGCACGCCGTATGACTGCTGCAGCTCGACGTCCTTCAGGTCCGGAAAAACGACACTGGCGACCGTGACTTTCGCCAGGTATTCGTCAGGCTGAATTTCGGGCGCATCGCCCTTTTTCCTTTGTGGTTGCATGGACGCTCGACGAAGCTGTTCATTCTCCGCTTCGGTCAGCGCGCGGACTTTCCACGGAATTGGTTTGCCGGCCTCATCGACGAACCGCTCGGAAACGACGACTTCTTCAACGGCTGCCGGCCGGACGTTCTGCGCGAAAAACGCTTTGAGACTGCTCACCGTTTACCCCTCCCGAAAAACAGGGCGCCCGAATCAGGCGCCCGTGATGGTGTTGAAAGATTCGAGGATGTCGTAATCGCTGAATGTGAACGGCATTTCTTCCTCCAGCCTGTCGTCGCTGGTAGCGTCAAATTGGGCAGCAGAGACGCTGTCCAGGTTGCAGCCTTTCAACACAACCCGTTGACGGCCAGCGCTGGATTGCGGATCCTCATTGACGATCATCAGGTCGAACCAGAAGTCGCGGCCATTTTTGATGTAATCCAACATGAGTTGCCGGAACAACGTCGTAACGTAATAGATAGTCAGCGTGCCAGTACCACTCCAACCGGATGACACCTGCGGAGTGTTGGTCCGGCCCAGTACAGGTACGTCTACCTTATTTTTTTCAATCGTCGCTTCGATGGACTTTGCGTAGAAGAGCTCTTCCACGCGACCGTTGATTGTGATGAAAGCTTTGGCTTGCTTTCCGCTGATAGCGTCTTGTTCGCGCATGAATGGCATGTCGCTTCACCTCTCTTATCTTACCGTAATCGTGAAATACAATTTTTCGGCACTGTCAACAGGTTGGACCCACTGATTCACAACGACAGCGTCTGGACTCGTCCCGGGCAACACTTCCAGATCCGTCTGCGGATCAAAATTCTGGATAGCGCCGATATTCTGATACTGGTTCGTGATGTTAATGCACTCGTTTTTGAACAGGTTCCGGCCGTCGTCGTTGTTCGGCACCTTACCGATATACGAAGTACTGAACACGCGCATATAGTCATTCCCGAGGCTATCCAGCACGCGCAGCACGCGATTTTTCCGGAACGCCTTCCCCTTGGCCGGCGTAAAGGTATGCAGCGTATTGATGTCCTGTTCGACCACGGCGCGGCCGTCCATCGCCGTGAACAAGAACTCGCCTGCCTGGAGCGCGGCCACGATCTGGCTGTGCGTGTACTTCGGCGAGACGTCCACGGCCCCGTCGTACGCGTCGTAGGTCAGCGACTGGTTAGCTGTCGCCCCTGCCATTGCGCCGGCCACCCAGGCGACCGCCTGCGCAGCGGTCAACGTCGTTCCGTCCGCCAGCGCGACGCCGTTTTTGACGCTGATCACGCCCTCGTAGTCGGCTTCCGGGTAGTTCTCCATGACCACCTGAATCTTCTTGCCTTCATCTTCCCTGAGCCGTTTAACGAACGATACGAACACGCCTTTGGTTGTCGTATCTGTCGCTGTTAAACCGATGGTATGAAAGTCGTGCACTTCAATCGCTTCCAGGTAGTCCAGATAGTCCTGCGCTGTCACTTCGCCGTCTGCGCCGCCTGTAAGCGGCGTTCCTGCGGTAGCAGTCGGCGCACCCGTTCCGCTAAATTCCACCCAAGCATTAGGTTGCAATTCCTCGATCGCGGAAACCGTTTGGGAATCCACTTCGCGCCCATCCACCAGCGTTTTGACATCGAACTTGGCCGAATCGTCAATGTTCTGTTCAACAATGATGCTGATATCGTTCCCGCGGACTCCGCCATGTTTCGCCGTCACAGTCAGACCGCCGACCGTGGCCGATGCCGGCGTACCGGTATTGAGCCGGTACAGCAAAAGCATGCGGGCCCTTTTCAGCGCTTCCCGGACCAGCAGCAACTGCGGCGACGTGATCGAATAACCGAGCGTATCAAACGTATCCGCGCCGGCTTCAACTGCGATCACCTGTTTTGCCGGGCCCCAAGAAAGAGCCAGCGGCAGGCTGACGATGCCGCGCTCGCCGAGTGTACCAAGCGGCTGCGCTTCGCCAACAAAGTTAATATAAACGCCTGGGCGAACTTTATTTTGAGCCGTCCATTGTCCACCAGCCATGGATTACTTCACCGTCCTTTTTGCATAGTCCTCCACCAATTTTTTGACTTGGTCAAGAGTGTACCTTCCATCATCTTTCAAAATCACTCGCAGCACGTCCTTCTGTACCGGAGTAAAATTGGCCGATTTCAAAAACTGCTGCTTTGTGAACGTCACGCCTGGTTGCTTATTCTTTTCTCCCACTTCAAAGCCTCCCTTATATTGAGCGTCTGCATGGCCGGATTATCCGGTTTCGTCGCCCAAACGTGAAAATTGTATTCGACGAAAAAATGCAAAACCTCGTCGACGATCTCAAAACGCATTCCCGTTCCGCGGACCGGGCGGCCGGCCACGTGGATCCACTGCAGTGCCTCTGTCAACTTCTCGGCCATTTCGTACATGTCATCATTGCTACGTTCGGGTGCAAAATAATGCACATCGAACGGATGGTTTCGCATAAATCGCCAGCCAAGTTCCTGAGTGTGTTCAGGTTCCAGCAGCCGAACAAAAAAGCAGGGTGGTTTCAAGCCCTGCTTGATTTCTTCTCCCATGATTGGAATGTCCGGGAACGCAGCGTCCAGTGCGGTATTCACGGCGTTTCGAACATCGTTGATCGTCACCTGCAACCACATCACCCTTTCTTCGGCGGCCGGCCGTTCATGATGTTATCTAATAGTTCGATCATGCGCTTTTCCAGATACCGAGGTAGTTCACGTTCGATCTCCTGCATACTGATCGTCATCATGAACCGACCTTCGACCCACTTCGTCAGGTCCGCGCCGGTTCGGTGACCGTATTCGACGAATTGAGCGTAGTGCGTGTTGTTGAAGATCTCGACCTGATACGCATTCCCGCGGCGCTCGACCCGGCCAACCTGCCAATTCCGGCGCAACTCGCCTGTATCGACCGGCGTTCGCTTCTTGATCTTGCGTTCCGCCCTGTATGCCATCTCCAGCAAGAAATCCTGGATGAACCGCTCGATGACGCGCTCGTCCAGCGCTTTTTTGAACGTCTTGGCCAGCTTCTCAAACTCACTGAAGTCGAATTTCCCCCACTTGGGCATCACAACCACCGTGCCCGCAGGCGGTCAAACAACCGCTCGTACCAGCGTGACACACGTCCGTCTGGTTCGATGTAGCCCTCGATATCCACGGCCATGATCTTGTCATGATGGAGCATGTGGATGGTCTGTTCCCTAATCACATGCCACGCCCAAACCTTGTCTTTTCCCGGGTTACGAAACCAGTTCATGAAGTCTTGCACGTCATCAGCTTGCTCAATCGGAATCGGTTGGACAAATACGTCACCACTGACCATGTGTACAGAAATAGTGATTTCATCCGCGACCGATTGCGGGCGGTCCTTCAGATCAATCATTACGCCCACTCCTCGCGCTGGAGGCTGACCTCCTGATGGGTTGAATACGGGAACGGCTCCCCGGCGGTGTACCGGCGCGCCACCGTGCCACGTGTCACTTCGAGCAGATCTCCCTGGCGAATGTCCAGCTCAGGCGAAATGAACAGCTTCGTTTCGTACCTGATTTCGTTCTGCGCCTCAGTCTGGTTGTTCTGGCCGAGCGCGCGCTGCGATATACGGCAGGGATGATCCGTATAAACCGGCTGCGGGACGAGCTTCGTCGTTTTCGTTTCCGGATCTTTCACCGGCTGGTACCGGTATATCATCGCGCGGTCCGTGTACAGCCGCTCGATCGCTCGGCGGTGGCGCTCGATGTTCATCGTCACCACCTCAGCTTTCGGTACCGGTTGAGATCGACCCGGTAATTCAGCACGACCTCGTCGATCACCGACTTGGCCGTGTTGGTCAGGCCGGCAGTTTTGGCCGGCGCCGTGGACGTGTCGCCGACCGTGACGGACTCACCTCCGCCGATCGTCTCCGCAATCCCGGGCAGGTTCGGCTGCTCGATCCGGAGCGTGTCGATCGTCATGGACACCCAAACGGGTTCAAGCTCGGCCGGAATCTCGGACAGATTCGTGTAATGCAGGATGCGCTGACCGATCTCCTGCACGTAGGAGTCGATCAGCGCATCATGCGAGTCGTCCAGCCCCAGCCGGAGCTTGATCGCGGCCAGGACCTCAGTCGCCGGCATCGCGGTCGCCGCCCTTCTTCCGTCGCTTCGACTTTTCGGGCGCTTCTTCTTGCGACTGCTCGACCGGCTCAGTCTGCGGTTGCGCGGCGGCCTTCGCCTGCTTCATCTTCGCGGCCAGCTCACGGCGCCTGCGTTGAAATCCTGTCAGACTCATACCGGACCACCTCACGCAATTTTGAAAACATGCTTCACAATCCGGATCGCCTTCGGTTCGTAGACACGTTCCCAGTTCGCACCATCGGCCAGCTCCGCATTTTCCGGGAACACGTCAGCAACATTTTCCTCCGTCCACTTCACGCCGCGCGGGTGCAGGATGAAGATCCGGCGGTTGATGAGGAAATCCTCACCGGACGAGGCGAGCGAATCGCGGTCAATTTCCGTCGGAATGATTTTCGGATGCGAACCGTTGCCCAGCGCAATCGCACCAGCGCCGAACAAATAAATCACGCCGGTTTTCGTTGCCGTGTCATACGGCATCGAGTCGTCGACGATGACGCGCTTGTTCATGAAATACGGAATGCGAGGCGACTGATCTTTCTCCTGCACATACTCGATCAGTTGCCGCTTGGCCAGATACGACTCGACCATGCTGTGCATCATAACGCCGGTCAAAAGCTCCTTCGCGTCACCCATCAGTTGCACCGCGTCAATGAAGCTGTCGCCGCTGAGAAGGGCGGCATCGCCTTCTTCGCCAGAAATGTCGAGAACGTGGTCAGCCATCGACGGCGATTTGAACACGCCTTCGAGCGTGGCCAGCAGGATCTTTTGCATCTCACGGGTCCAGTACGAAGCGACCAGGTCGGCGATCGCCCGCATAGGGTCATCGCCGGAAAGCAGCGCAGACAGTCCGTTCGCACCCCACGCGCGGGCGCGGCCGTGCTTGCGAGCCACGTCCTTATTGGAACCGATCTTGCCCGGCGTCAGCGCACCGTCGTCCTTCATCGTCTCAGAATCGCCCGTCAGGTCGTTCCAGAACGGCATATTGACCAGTGTGTTCGGGCCGCTGGCCAGCTCGTCGAACTCCTGCGTGTTTTGCACAATTCCAGATTGAACAAGTGCCGAAAGCTCCATCGTCCGCTGGATCACATACGGGTTGAAAACTTCCGGCTGAATAACGTCAGCAATGCGCGTCGTCAACTTTCATCAGCTCCCTTTCGCCAATGCTTGTAATTGTTTCGCGAGCTCGGGGTTTTCGCGGAGAATCCGCCCCTGCTCGGTCAGGTTGAAATGCTCCCGTGACCACGGGTTTTTGATCCCGCCGCTCGCCGGATCGCGGCCCTCGGCCGGAGTGGCGCCTTTAAACTGCGGCCCCTTGTCCTGTTTCTCGACAAACAAAAAAGCCTTGCTTTGGCGCAGGGCTTTGATTTGATCGTCGAGGCCGGCTTTGATCGTGCCGTTCTCGTCGATCTCGATTTTGGACTTGTCGAGCAGCCCGGCCACCAGATCAGGATCGTGCACCTGTCCGGCCACCGCCAATTTAATTGCCGTGGTCACGGCCATGTCGCGGAGCTTGGTTTGGTATTCCTGCTCTTTGGTTTTGTTCTCAATCTGCAGCTGCTCAATCTGTTTTTTCAGTTCCTCGTTCCCCTCGGCTGCCTTTTTCAGGTCGGCCAGCTGCTTGTCGCGCTCTTTGAGCGCTTCCTCGGCCTGTTTCTTGGCCTCGTTCACTTCGTTGAATTTATCCTTCGGAATCCAGTTCCCGTCGGACACGATGGCAATTTTGTGCTTGTCTCCAAGCTTCGCCACCACTTGGTTGTATAGTTCCTCACCGAGCAATTCTTTCAGATCCACTTTTCAACACGCTCCCGATTAGGTTTTTAGGCTGGTAACCCGCCAGCAATCGGCTTTCGTTCAGTTTGGCCCCGAACCTTTAAAGAGGGCAATGAATCAGGCCCATCGCTGCTCTGCGGTGGGCCTGTTGATCAATGCTTCGAAATTCCTCAACGCCCGAATTGCATCATCTTTATTTTCAAAATAACCAATATGGTAATACTTTCCGTTGATACGCTTTTTGACCCTCCACTTTTTTCTAGATTCGTACCATGTTACACCTATTACTTTCAATGGTCTTTTTTTCGGATCTGGATTCCTTACATTCTCGGACTGCGTTACCACCCTCAAATTATCCATTCTGTTGTCCAAGGTATTGTGATTTATGTGATCAACAACCAACCCCTCAGGCGCTCCCGTCAATAACCTATGAAGCATCACATTCTTTTTGGGACCAAGTCTTCTGTCATAGCCGTGGACATAATATGATTTTGTGCTTTCATTCCATGTCGCCCGAAATGTCCCTTCAAAATCGTTTAGAATTTCCAATGATTTCGTATCAATCAGCGTTTCTAACATACCGCTTCCGGACGAAACAAATATTGCTGTTACGTCTCCTCGAATCTCGAAATTGTTTTTCATATCAATCACCTTGCCTTCAGCCCATAATAAAAACACTCTCGCGTGATTTGCGGGAGTGTTTTAACTTGGCAGTACAATTTCACCATTCTTCAGTTTTTCGGCGATTCCTTTTTCACCAATATCACGCAGTCGTCGGATCGCCGCATCCACCCTTTCAGAAACATTCAACTCAGAACAGAGTTCTGAGTTGAGAATCTTATGAACAGCGTCCAGATTTTCTTTGTTCTCCAGCCACTGATTAGGAATGTAAATCACAGCGCATTCACCCCCAGTCGGTTCATTGCAATAATCAATACGTTCTCAAAGACAATTTTCTCATTGCCTGTGAGATTCTTAACGCCTTTCGTTATCGCCGAATTCACATCGTCTATCATCTGGCTGCGGTAAGTTTTGTAATTCGGCATATTTTCGAGCATCTTATCAACCAACTCTGCGGTGTTCTCTTTTATATACCCCAGATAAGGTCGACTGTACTCAGAGATATCAAAACGTTGCGAGCCGATTTCATCGATCAAGTTCTTCCATTCGGCTGTTTTTTCTGCTCCTATCCTGTATTCGTAAGCGATTTTACCGAAATCCGAAATCTTACTGGCCTGTTTGAACGGGGGAATCGATTTGAGTTTAGGCAATGTTTCAATTAGGTGTCCCGGGTAACTTGGTGAAATCTCGCGTGTTATGCCGATTTGTTTGACCATGTAGTGCGCAAAGGACTCCGCAAAGACATCATCGTAATAAGCCCATGTTTGGAACCCAATTTCATGGATATCATGCGGTAACCCATGCGCCATGGCGTGAAAGAGTTCGTGAAAAACGGTTTTAACCTGGTATTCCAAGTCTCTGACATCGCCTGAGTTCAACTCGTAGGTAAGCACTTGGAGTTTTTCTCTGCTCGGGTCTAGACGGCACTGCCCATGTGCGGAAATCCGATGTCTTTGCGCTTTCAAAGTGGAACCTGACTGAGCTAACACATTTTGAGCGAATTCCTTTACGTCTTGCTTATCCCAGTCGTTGTAAATTGATTTGACGTTCGCTACAAAATCAGTCTTCGTTTCACTTTGGATTTTTACATGTTCATTGTACCACCGTTCGTACGTGATGTCACCAGGAACGAAATACGTCTGCCCATCCTCATCCCTCGCAATCCGCTCTCCGACGTCGATCTCGTCGTCGAAGTACGGTACGACGGTCGTCCGGCAGCGTGCATGCAGCGGTGGATAGTTCACTCCGACCTCACGTTCGGACAGCGCGAACACCTTCCCGTCCATGCTGCGACAGATGTCGCTGGTTCGGTTGTCCAGTGTGGCCAGAATCTCGTACCGATCGACGACACCGCTTGCTTTGTACCCGGCAGCCGTCGCCTCCCCGACGAAAAACGCCGTCTCCGTCTGCACCAGGCGCTCGGCGTTCGACAGCGACACGCGCATCCGGTCCGCCAGCTCGCGCGCCGTTCGGTCCGCGGACTCGCCGCGGATGAACGCCTGCGCCAGCTTGGTGCGCAGCTCGCCGATCAGCTTATTCCGGTCACCCCATATGCGCTTGGACCAATTGCTGCCGGCGAATTCGGTCCCGAGAACAGTCTCCAGCGCGTCCCGTTCGATCTTCGCGAACGTGACACCGAACCCGGTGCCGCGCTGGATCTCGTAGATCGTTCGGTAGTAGGTATCCTCGTACACGTCGCCCAAAAGCTCGCCGGTGCCTTTTTGACGGCTCCCGGCCAGCATTTCAACTTGCTGCTGAATCTCTATCAGCAGCGCTTCATAGCGGCTGACGCGGACCCGGTAATACACCTCGTTCAGCTGCTTTGTCCAACGGCCGTCGGCGTTGTTTTTGGCTTTCTCGGTGAACTCTTCCAGCGTCATCTTGAACCGCCGGAGCTCGCTGCCGGACAGCTGCCGGCGAGCCTCGGCCATGCTGACCTGGCCGTTTTCGGCATAACGCTGATAGAATACCTCGATCGCGCGCCGGATCTCCTCGGTCGCCCTGGCGTACTCTCGCGCCAGCTCCGCCTGGTAAGTGTCTGCCTTCGCGAATTGTCGAGCGGCGACCTCTTCACTGCGGCGTCGCCAATATTCAGCCGGCTTCATGCAGACTCACCAGCACCGGGTTGCTGGCCGGGCGGCACCTGTCCGTCATACCCATCCGCAAACCGCTGTGTTTCTTCTTCTCGCTGCTTCCGGATCCGAGCCAGTTCCTCTTGCACGTCCGTGACCCACGGATGCTGCGCGACGAGCGTCTCGTCGGAGAGGATGCCAACGCTGTTGCGGATGTTCGTGATCGCGTCGTTTTCGTTGATCAGGATATCACGGTTGAAGATGAATTCGACTTCTTCACGGGAAAAGTCCCCTTCTCCGGTATTCGCCAGGTGCTGATTCACGAACCAAAGCAGTTGCTCAAAGCTTGCCTGGAACTCGGTTTCGATGATGTTTGCGTCCATGTCGAGATCCGCGTACAGGAATTTCAATGCGATGCCCGACTTGTCGCCGCCGAACCGCTCGGACTGCGTATCCACCCCGCGGCCGAATTCATAAATGTCCTTGCGGAGCCGGTCCAGGTGCTTTTCGACCGCTTCGGTGTCGATGTCGATGCTGAGCGTATCGACCCCGCCGCCTTGGTCGCCCATAACCTTCACGGCCCGATACGTGGACATGTTCCGCCGGAACTCGCCCAGATCCTGCCCGTCGTAGTTTCTGATCACGTAAATGCTGTTGGGCAAATCCTCCAGGTTGTTGGCGTGATCGGATGTCTTGTTATCGTAATCGTCGACCAGCGACTTGATAACCCGAATAAGCGGCAGTTCCTCGTCGTTGTATTTGAAACAGATAAATGGGACCTTTTCCCAGTTCATTCCCTGCTCCTGGTCGCCCTGCACAACGACAAAATGGCTGCCAACATCGCCCGCCTCCACGTCGGGGACCAGGCCGCCGGAGTCGAGCACATACCGGCGCACGCCGGACGTGTCCCAGAACTCCACTTTCGTGACGATCTTCCGGTTCGTCCCCTCATAGACTTCGACCTCGTACACCCGAATGACCGCATCCAGTTTCGTGTGATCCGCGTCGCGCCACAGGGGAATGACTTCCTCACTCGGGATTTTCTTGAACGACAGTCGGCCCTCTTCGTCGTAATAGACATGCAACCAGGCCCTTCCCTTGTTCACGGCTTCCTTCCCGAGGTTCTTCAGCAGCCGCAAAAAAGACCTGTCGAAAATTTCGTTCAACAGGTCCAGATACTGTTCGTTTTCGGTCTGGATGCTGAGCGGTTTTCCGAGCAGGTAGCCGATTTTCTGGTCGACGAGTTTGCGGACAAACGCGTGGACCAGCTTGTTGTTGGCCAGGTTCTGCACCTCGACCAATTCGCCGTTCTCGCCGATCGCCGTGCGCTTCCGCTGCAGGATGTCATGATCGCCGACATAATACCGCTGACCGGTGAGCATCCATCTGCGCTCATCGGATCGAAGCCAGATGTCAACTTCGTTTTTGATGATCTGATCCAGTGTCATGGCTGCTCGAGCACCGGACTCAATGATGTCAATGATTCGCTGCGTTTCAGTGGGCATGCCGTCACCTCCTCACTTAAACGAAATGGCCGCCGGCCGCATAACCACCGTGTTCACGAAATACCGGTCACCGTCCATCTGGTGGTCGTTTTGCTTAATCGGCCGTTCCTCCCCACGCTCCGCCGCCTTCTCGTCCCACACATAAGACGCAAATTCGCGGAACGTCTCTTTACAGCAATCGTTGTACAGGATCCGGCCGGTATTCAACGCCGTGGCCATGTTGCGGATACCCTCCAGCACGTCATTGCGTGCCTGCCGGACCGCAAACCGGCCTTTTTTTCGAATCAGCGCGATGAACGACGCCGCCGACGGGTCGATAATGATCGCGCGCGGCTGAATGTCTCCGACGAATTCCTCCAGGTCCTGATAATACTCCTCGTCGGTCTTTTGCCGTCCCTTCTGCCGGCCATCGTAGTGATACTCCCGGATCTTGTACCAGGCGCTTTCAAACTCATGCGGGTTCGCCTTCGTGGGCGGCGGGACGAATCCCCACAGCCCGAACGTCATCGGATTCTGTGTGCCGTAGTCGACGCTGACGTAATACTGCGAATACGGCCGGTCGACAGTCGGCCGGACATGCTTATCCGGGTCGAACATGTCGTAGATGATACCCTCAGCCAGCACCCACAGCCCGAGGATGTATCGGCGGTAAAACACGCCGCTGTACATCCGGCGATAACGCTCTTTGACGCGCTCGGACAGGCTTGGGTTGTCGTCCATTGTGAAATGCAAGTGCAGAGCGTTCTTCTGCTCCAGCTGGTCCAGCCATTCAAGTTTGAACCAGTGATAAGGCCCCGCTGGGTTGCAATTAAACCACAGCTTGGAGCCGTCAACTGAGCAGCGCGCCGTCGCCTGATTCACAAACGACTGCGGCATGAGCGCGACCTCGTCGAAAAACATGCCGGCCAGCGTGATGCCCTGAATCAGGTCCTGTGATCGCTCGTCCTTGCCACCGAACAGGTAAAAGTGATTCGTGACGGCACCGCGGCTGATGACCAGCAAGTTATCCGCCCGGCGATCCTCCACGCGATACCCGCGGCTCGCCAGCATCTGCTTGAGCGGACCGATCACATTCCGGCGCAACGCCCCGATCGTCTTGCCAGCCATGCCGAACTGCTGGCCGTTAAATGTCGCCATTGCCCAGATAACGAACGAAAGCGACATCGAGGCCGTTTTCCCGGCACGTACTGACCCGTCGCAGATAATCGCGTCCTTGTCCCGGTGCGGACTGTCCGGCATCCACCAGGTGAGCACCTGCAGCTGCTTCCGGCTGAACGGATGCCAGCGGAAAGAAGCGAGCCTAATCTTCGTCTTCGCCATCGTCGCTCCAAACCTCCGCCGCCTTGCCTTCGAGCGCTTCCAGGAAGCCGTCGTCAACCGGTTCGTCAGTTTTTCCGTTCGCCGTCTCAATCTTGTGCTTGAGCTCGAGCAACTTGGCTTTCTTTTCCTGGACGCGCGTCAGCGCCTCTTCGATCGCCTGGATCTGCCCGAGCGTGCCCTCCGATTCCTGCAGGTTCGTCCGTTTTCCCTTTTCGATGCCGACCGTATGCCTCACGACCGTGAAATCTCCAGCCGCACGCAACCGCTCAATCCGCTGCAGCATGCGGCGTTCTCGGATGGTGATGAGGCGCAGCTCCTCGTCGATCTGTTTCAGGACGTCCGTGTCGACGACATGAAAAAGGACACGTTCCTCGGGATCGAGGGCGTCCATCCAGATGGTTTCGTATTCACCGGTTTTGACGGCATTTTTGTTCCCTTTAGGTGCCCCGGTGGACTTTCCGCCGTGCATCCGGCAGCGGCCGTTCGCCATCGCACGGTTCCGGCACGGCAGCCCGCTGCGTGTTTTGGCGCCGCAGTAGTTTGCATGAGGTTGTTTTTCCGCTGCCACTACACGACCACCACCTCACCAATTGACCGTTGTGTTAATTTCTGGTATTATCTCATTGACCGCTCGGGAAGCGCCCGGCGGTTTTTCTTCTTCCAGAACACCGAACAACCGCCCCGCACCTATCCGGACTCGGCGGAGGAGGTGAGGGCCGCAACTCACCCGTGAGGCGGCGGACGAAAAAGAGCCCTGGCCATTTGGCCGAGGCTCTGAAATCATCATGCGTTCGGGACGCAGCCATGGGCCATGCTCCCATGGACGGCAGCCATCGTCCAGCCCAAGCCTGTTTGCGCTGCCTCGGCCGGCCTCATTAAGGGCGTGCTTACGCGTCTCTCTTCCGCCACTGTTTCCCTAAATGCAAAAAGCGCCCCCTGAAAAAGGGCGCACGAAGGGTACTGTATTTTATACGTCATCTGCACGTCATACGCACGTCATTTGCACGTCAAGAACCTTCTTTCTGGCTCTTTCGACGTACTGCTGGACGGTGCGCCTTGACAATCCCAATCTATCACCAATTTCTGCAAAAGTCAACCCATGCGCCATATGCAAGAGCCAACACGTCAGCTCGCGCTCGGTCATCACCGCCACGCAGTCCAGCAATTTCCGCCGCTCCTCGTCCGTCATCGGCTCGGCGCTCGCCAGCAGCTCCCGACGCCGATAGATGTCGTGTCTCTCCACTCCTCTCCGGCTCCCCGGGCGCCGGCCGCGCCGCATCCAGTCTAAAGCATAGCGCATGTCACCCAACATGTCAGATACCGTCTTCGCTTCGTCAGCAGCGTATGGGTCCGAGGTGTCCAATGATCGGCGATATTGGTCAAGATACTTGATGCCAGCGGTATACTGTTGGATCAGATCAGAGATGTTCATCGGGAACCAGCTCCCCGCTGCATCAATTTCTCCGCCGCTTTCTTAACCTCTCGTGCATTGAAAAACGCATACACCGTTCCGTCTGGGAATTCGTTCACGATTTCACCCTTCGGCCCTCCAGGCCATAATCTTTTTGTTCCGGATTTTGTCCACCTTCCGCGAATCCGAAATCCGACTTCGGCATTTTCGCCTTGCAGATTTATCTGCTCATCGCAATGTCGAATGATTTCTGCTAGCGTCATTCCGTCTCGCTCCTCCCTTGTACTGATCCGGCGATTGCCAAATATATACCTGCCCGCCGATCGAGATCACGGTCGGGACGCCGTTTTTGACCTTGATAGGCATTACGACAGCTCGAAATGGTTGTCCAACTCTTCGCTCTTTCATGCCGATTTCACCCTTTCGATCCTCGCTTTCACGGCCTGCATCAGCTCTTCCTGCCCTGTCGCCTTCCGTTCAATCGCTTCAACCGCTTCTTCATCCATCGTCCCTTCGGCCACCAGTCGCATAACTACAATTCCGCGGGTTTGCCCTTGTCGATAGACCCTGGCATTTGCCTGCTGATATTCTTCCAGACTCCAGATTTGGTCAAACCACAGAACCGTCTGGCAGCTCGACTCCTGCAAATTAAGTCCGTGTCCAGCGCTTTTAGGGTGCAACAGAAGAAGCGAGATCTCGTCGTTATTCCAAGCACGTATGTCTTCGTTGCCGCCTTTTCCTTTCCGCAGCATCCGGGCTTGCGGGAACCGCCGGCAGATTCGGTCGAGACTATGTTGGTAATTGTAGAACACCATAATCGGTTTCCCTTGCGCCGCCTCTATGATGTCCTCCAGTGCATCCAGCTTGGCGTCGTGAATATATTTGACGCCGCGCACCTCGTCGTAAACGGCGCCGGACGCCATCTGCAGCAATTTGTTTGAGAGTACCGCTGCCGTATTCGCCACAACATCCGCATCGGCAAACGGCAATAGCAAATCTCGCTCCAGCTTCTTATACAGCGCCCGCGCCTCATTCGATAACCGGACCGGGACAGTTCGTTCCACCAACGGCGGCAGTTCAAGCCAGTCTTCCGCTTTCATGCTGACCACAATATCCGAAATGGCCTCATAGATTCGCTGCTCAGCCTCTTTTTTCTCGCGCCATTTGTAAACGATGTGGCCGCTGCGCTCGCCCGGGATAAAATACCGATCCCGATACCCTGTAATCGTTTTGCCCAGACGCTCGCCCATATCTAGCAGGTAGATCTGCGGCCACAAGTCAATCAATCCGTTTGGCGCTGGTGTCCCGGTCAAACCCACAACTCGCCGGATCATCGGCCGAACACGGCGAAGCGCCCGGAATCGCTTGGACTGGTGGTTTTTGAAACTGCTTAACTCGTCGATGACAACCATATCAAACGGCCATTTGCTGCCGAATTCACCAACCAACCACTCAACGTTTTCCCGATTAATAATCCAAATGTCGGCATCTGCTTTCAGCGCCCGTCGGCGCTGCACCACACTCCCCAATACCTTCGAGACCCGCAAATGTCGTAAATGGTCCCATTTCTCGACTTCCCGCGTCCAAGTATCATCTGCCACTCGAAGCGGGGCGATGACCAAAACACGGCTGACATCGAAATAGTCATGCAGCAACAGATCGATGGCGGTCAGCGTGGATACCGTCTTACCCAGGCCCATCTCAAGAAATAGCCCAATGTAAGGTGTATCAATGATTCGCTGCGTTGCATACTCCTGATATTTGTGAGGTTTGTATCTCACCAACCTCTCACCTCGTCAATGAATCGATCTATGTCCTCGTCCGAGTCAATTTTGTAAACCTCATGCCCCAACTTTCGTAACGTCCGCACCCATTTCTCCTGCAACGGGTCCAGCGGCTTTCCTGGAGCCTTCATCTCGACGAACACCGTCCGGCCACCAGGCAGAAGGATAATCCGGTCCGGCACTCCTCGATTCCCAGGGCTCACCCATTTCGGCGCTCGGCCGCCGATCCGCTTGACCTCCCGGACCAGGCGACGCTCAAGCGTTGATTCTCGCATGTTGCTGCCTCCTTCCAACGGATGGACAGTGAGACATCGCGCGCGCGCGTACTCTTTAAATTGCCATTTAACCTACTTTTGCATTAGTGCAACACTAGGTTATTTGGTCTTTTTTTTTTTATAAGAAAAATTACTGTCCCAACTGCCCCAATCATGGTTAAACTATTGATATTGTTGACTTTCTGGCGGGTCAGGTATCCGATTTTTTACTGTCCTCACACTGTCCCGATTGACCCGGAATGTGGGACAGTTGGGACAGAGGAAAAAACCGTTCTGACCCTAGCCTACTGACCCGGGTTTTCAATCCGCTCAAAGACGGTTTGCTTCCCATACCCCGGTACACGAACACGTCCTTTTCTTTCTCGCCACCCCGGAATGCGACGCATGATGTCGCAAATTTCCTTTGCTTCCCAAGGGCGCATAGAACCTTTTTTGTTTCCAAGGCACTCCGTCCAGATTTGGGCCGCACATACGCGCTGCCGCTTTTGCCCTGTTGGTCGATCCATTTCGTCAAGCTCTTCGGACTCAAGCCATTCTTGGATCAGCCCTTCGCGCGGATCGGATTCCATGTGTGCTGCTTGTTGCCGCTCCGCCTCTGCGCGGGCTTCCTGATCCAGTTCGAGGCCCTCGCCCGCCCTGTACCACGTTAAAACTTCCGCCCAGATTTGCCCTACCAGTTCGTCCGTGAGGTCGTCCCAATGGCTTTTCTCCGCATTTGCCGGGTCAATCTCCACCGGCCAAAAGCGCCGGTTTCCGGTCATGTCCCGCAGGAAATCTCGCGTGTTCGTCGTTCCGAAAAAGACGCATTTTCGTGGAAACTCCGACACTTGCCGGTCGTAAGCCACACGGTAGCGGTCCTCGGTCTTTGAGAGAAACGCCTTGACCTCCTCGACCTCGGACTTTTTCATGGCCGACAGCTCGCCAATCTCAAAGATCCATCCTGATTGGAGATGCTCGCCGGCCTCTTTGTTTTCGAATGTCCGCAAGGAATCCGAGAACCATTCCCGGCCCAGCTTCGCCAGCAAGCTGCTCTTCCCGGCCCCCTGCGGGCCGATCAAGACGAGCATTTGGTCGAACTTGCACCCCGGCCGGTAAAGTCGCGTGACGGCGGCGAGCAGCATTTTCCGCGTCACCTGCCGAACGTAATGCGTGTCCGGGGCGCCCAGGTATGTGATGAAAATCTGTTCCGCCCGAGACACGCCGTCCCATTTGTGGCTTTCCAGGTACTTTTTGATCGGATGGAAGGCGTTTTTATGGGCGACCTCCGTAAAAGCGTTTTGTATGAGCCTGGTTGACTGGATGCCGTAAACCTTGGCAAACCAGTGCAGCAGCCGTTTGTCATCAGCCGCGAGCCATGGTTCGTATTCCCGGTTCGGTCGTTCCCGTTCTCGCCATGGCAGCGGCTTCCGGATGACCTCTGTATTTCCAAAAGCATCATACGCCAACACACCGCGCCAAGGTCCATGCGTCAGGATCAACTCCACGTTGCCGGCTGTCGGTAGTGGCAGGCCCGTTTTTGGATGGACTTCGAGCTTTGACTCCCAGTCCGGGTCGTCATCTTCCTCCCCCTCGCCATCGAACTCCTCGGCCATTTCGGTGAATTCAGCCTGGCGTTCAGCGACGATGAGCTTTTTCACCTCTGGCAGTTCGGCCGCCCAGCGCTCCATGGCCAGGTGGCTCGGTTTCTTCGCGTCCGGCGTGTGCTCCTTGACGTTTTCGTCGAGATGGCCGAACTTGTGGACTCTAACGAGATCGAACAGGTTATATGTGCGGCCGTCGGCCACCGGATCACTGTCTTGGTGCGAATAGGCCAATTCCTGATCCGGATACACCTGCAGCCCGTTCGCGCTGGTGCCATGTATATAGGTAAACCGGTGTGGTTGCGTGCCCGGGACGTACACGTCCGAAAGAAAGGTCTCGATACCTTCCTCGATCGTGAATGCCCGGCAAAACAGACCGATGATTCCGCGTTTCGTCCGTGGGTCCTCTGCCTTGGTCGTCGCTTGCCGGTGCGCTTTCCGTTCCTCCGGGTGCCTAGGCCAACTCATGACATCCTGCCAGTCATCGTACTCGGCCAGAACAGCATCGACGTCGACCGGATCACCCTCGTAAACCTCCAGCACGGGCTCGGCGTCCTTGGAGCAACTGGGCATGTACATGAGCCGATTGGCCTGGAATGTCGTTTTGTCGAAATATAGCATTCCGATCTTGTCCGCAATCTTGCGGCTGACGGCGGCGTACTCGTCCAAGCTCATCCGCCGGTTTGCCGGTGCAACCAGCCGATACCGAGGCTTGTCGGGCCGGTGGCTGTGCGAGGAGTACACAACGTAGGCGTATCCGCCCAGGACAAGCTCGACGGCGAACAGGAAATCAGCATCGGCATGATCGGCATCGAGCGTGATCAGGCTTCGTGATTCGATGTTTTCAATTTTCCGCCGGCCGCCTCGGATGAACCCGCCAACATAAGCGGGCCCATCCTTGACGCGAAATTTCGCCGTTACGTTCATTTTGTCGTATTGCGCCATCGTCTCATTCGTGCGACGGATCTTACGCAACCGTTCGACGAATTCATCCCAGGTCAGGTATTCAGGTTTCCAATTTGTGTCGGCTCGGTGCTTGCCGAATGAAATATCCAGTTCCATGTCACCACCTCGTCAAGTGAGGCTGAGCAGCCCCCGGATCATTTCCGCCAAACGGCGCAAATCGTATTTGTCGGCGGAACTGAGACGATGTTTGTTTGAGATCGAAGTCAGCATTTCCGGTTTTCTTTCAAATTCCCGGATTTTAATGAGCAACTCATCCAGTTCCCGCTCGTAACTGGATAAATCCGAATCGTGCCTTTCCGCTTCACGTTTCGCGATTTCCACTAGTTCCTGAATCAGCTGAGCGGCCTCAAATCCGATTTTCCGCTTGACCAACTGGATCAAATCTTCAGAGGACTGGACGAAAACAAGCTCTCCGTCGTCTGTAAAAATTTTACCGGTGATCATTTCATCATCTCCTCAAACGCTTCATCCACCGCCATTCGCAGATTGTTCACGGCCACCTGGTAGTAACTCTCCTTGAGTTCGATCCCGACGAAACGCCGACCCATCTTGATTGCCTGATACCCTTCACTGCCAATCCCTGCGAATGGGCTGAATACGATGTCTCCTGGATTGCTCCAGAGCTCCACGCCGCGGGCGATAACGTCGAGCTGCAGCGGGCAGATGTGCTTTTCGTCCTTCTCATCGCGCGCTGACTTATATTGCAGTGTGTTCGTTTCCCGGATATCCATCCAGACCGGTGAGGCGTATTTTTGCCAAATGAACACACTTCGCCACATCTCGAACGGCCACGGTTCCCGACCTTCATTGCGGACTTTTTCGGCGTGCCTTTCGTATGCCTCACGGCTCACGTCCAGTCCTTCTCCGATGAATTCCTCCAACATGCCGGCAATCGGTTCCGGATTCTCGCCGGGCTTCCGCATCGTCACGAGGTAATCCGGAATGCCTTGTCGGCTCATCGCGCTGTCTTTGACGAGTTGCTTGTGCAACAGTCCGAGCGCCTTGGTTCGTTGCTGAGCAACAACAGGGTCTTTCCAGATGCAGACCTCGGAGTGGTAAATGAACCCTTCCGCCTCGAACGCGCGGATCAAGTCGCCGCGGAAATCCCGGATGCCGATGTATCCGTGATGGGCTTTCGACGTCGGCAGGTTCATGCAGTGAAAGCTCACGAGCCGCCCGGGGATCATAACTCGGTATAATTCCCGGATGAGGAAGCGGAAGTGCTCGAAAAACTCCTCATCGCTTCGGCAATTCCCCATGTCCCGGTCGCTGTTTGAATAGGTGTACAGCGAAGCAAATGGTGGCGAAAAGATGGAATAGTGAATGCTATTGTCCGGCAGACCGCGTGTGATCTCCACGCAGTCACCGTTGTATATGGCAAAGTCAGACTCGATGACTTGATCAATCGCTTTAACCTGTTGCTGCAAACGTCTCACTCCTTAACCACGACGGGATGATGATCGTACGTGTTGGCTCATATTCGGTTACGTCTCGTTCTGTGGAACGGATTGCTTCCGACGTGATATCCTTGGTGTACTTGACCATTTCCTCAACCATCCGGCGGAAGTCGGCTTCTTTTCGCTTGATATTCTCAGCCGTGGCGCCCTCTCGGCTGGATGTGATCATATACACGTTGACCGGCCGCGTCTGTCCGAACCGGTAACACCGCCGGATCGCCTGAAAAACTTGTTCAAAGCTGTCCGACAACCCAACAAATGCCATGTCGGCGCAGTGCTGCCAGTTCATGCCGAAACCGGCGATTGAGGGTTTTGTGACCAGCACGCGGATTTTGCCGGCGGCGAAGTCGAGCATTGCCTGTTCTTTGAACACCGGCTTGTCGCTCCCCTTCACCTCGACAGCGCCCGGGATGGCCGCCGCCAGCATCTCCGATTCGACGTTCAGGTCGCACCAAACGAGGAATGGCCGATCCGTGGAGTTGACGATTTCGGCACAGGCCGCCACCCGTTCGGCGACCGTCTCTCGGCGTGCCCGCTGCCGCTGCGAGAGCGTCCTGGCCGGCTCTCCGGGAACCTCGATTACGACGTCCTGCACGTTGAGCGGTGGCAGGATATAACCGTCATCCGGGTACCCGAGATCGGACGGCTTTTCAAGCATGACACCCCAGGAGGCCACCCAGCGCCAGAACGCGTCTTCCGCGTGACCTTTCAGGCGCCATTTCTGCGTCTCACCGCCGTCGTGAACGAAGAACATGGAGAGCATTTCTGTCCGACTCATGACGCCTAGGAATTCGGCGTGATTCCCAAGCTCCATATAATCGTTTGGTGCCGGTGTCGCCGTGCAGGCCAGGCGGTATGGTGTAAAAGCAAACATCTCGATTAGTTCAGTCCGGATTTTCCCGGTGAAAGACTTAAGGATACTGCTTTCGTCCAGCACAACGCCGTCAAAAAGCGCCGGTTCGAAATGTCGGAGCATTTCGTAATTCGTGATGTTGAGTCCGGGCCGGACGTCATCCTGACTCCGGCATATCGTGATTTCGTACCCCAGCTCTGCGGCCTCACGTACTGTTTGCGCAGCGACTGCCAGCGGGGCGAGCATAAGCACGTCACCACCGGTCAGGCGGTGAATGTGCATGGCCCATTCCGTTTGCATTCTCGTTTTGCCGAGTCCTGTACCGGCGAATATCGCCGCCCGGCCCCGCCTGAGCGCCCAGCGAACGATATCGCGCTGGAAGTCGAACAAGCTGGGATGGAGTGCATCCCGGTCGACGGAGAAGCCTGATGGCGTCATGGTGGCCCGTTTGCTAGCAATGAACTCGTTATAATCCATTCCGATACCTCGCTTAATCAAACTTATATCCAAGCCTTGCGGCTTTTTTCCTCATCGCCGTCTCGGTACGTCCGAAACGGCTTGCGAGTTCTTTAGGGCGATACCCGTTATCCAATAATTCCTTAAGCTTTAATTCTTCTAATGTCGTCCAAGGTTTCCGAGGCAGTTTTTCTGTACGTTTTGCATACTCAGTCACGGCTACGGTATCCCCGCAAATCGGGCAAAAGTATTTTCGTTTTACCCTCCGGGCGTATATTGTGAATCGGACAGAGCAATCATGACAATATCTCGTATTTTTGCCGCTTCCATTGCTCATTTCCGTCAATCCTTTTGATAGAATTCACACTCGAATCCAGCCGCATTGAGTGGCAAACCTGGTGCCCACTCTATAGGCCGACTCATAATTCCCGTGACCTCTTCCACGGATCCGAACCCAATCGGAACATCCAGCACAACCTCGTCATGTACGTGCATAACGATGTTGTAACCGGCAGCGTCCAACCGTCTAAGGCTCTCGGCCAAGCAATCCCGCGCGATAGCCTGCACCAGATTCTCCACCAAGCGGCCGCCGTATGTTCGATGTGACATCCATTTCTTTTTTATTTGGTCCATTCCGTCGAAAACGATGCCGTCCTTACCGAAATTCGGGTCCGGCTTAATGCGCGGATTGACGTAGGCCAAGCTTCGGCCGCTCGGCAGGTCAGCGAACAGGTAACCCGGCTCGTAGCGGTAGCGAACACCGTGTTTGAGCTTGACGGTCGTCTTTTCCCTCACTGCCGTAACTGCGGCCTCCTCGGCTTCGTACCACAGTCGGACGATGTTCGGATTCGCCTCCCGCCACTGTTTGACGAGCCGGGGGTATTCGTTCGGATCAATTTCTCGCTTCGTATCCATCGCGGCCAGCGCGTTTTCTCCGCCCTGATATCCGCAGGCCAATACCGCGACTTTTCCTTTGGCCCGCAACTCGTAATTCGGATGCCCTTTGACAATTGTCTCCAATGGCACCTTGAACATCATGGCCGCCGTCGCCTCGTAAATCTTTCCGTGCCCGCGAAACACGTCCAGCACCCAGTGCTCGTCTGCCAGCCAGGCCACCACGCGCGCCTCGATGGCGGAGAAGTCCGCGACGATGAACCGGCAGCCTGGCGACGGGATGAAGGCCGTACGGATGAGCTGCGATAGGACGAATGGCGGCGGGCCGAAAAGCAGTTCGAGCATTTCAAAATCGCCATTGCGCAGTGTTTCCCGTGCGAGCGTCAGATCCTCAATTTTGTTTTGTGGCAGATTTTGAACCTGAATCAGCCGCCCGGCCCAGCGCCAGGTGCGGCCAGCGCCGCAGAACTGCAGGAGCCCCCGAGCACGATCGTCGGCGCACATGCTGCGTTCCATTGCGTGATATTTGTCCACGCTAGTTTTCGCCATTTCCTGCCGCAACTCCAGCACTCGGCGCGTCTCGTCGTCCGGCGCTTGGTCAAGCAGGACCGGCATTTGATTCTTGTTCAAACCCTCTGACGCATCCAACCCTTGCTCTGCGAGCCACTCTTTGAGCTGCGTCACGCTGTTCGGATTTTCGAGGCCGGTCAACTCCCGGGCCTCCTGCATCAGCCGCGCCTCATATTGCGCATCACAAGCGATCGCTTGCTGGACCAGGATCGGATCGAGCCGGACACCGCGATCGTTGATTTGCTGATCCAGTGCCCATAATTCCCATTCATGGTCGGGAATCGGGAAGCGCTCCAGCTTTTTTCGAATGGTTCTTTCAACAACAACATCCTGCCGGTTGTACTCGATGAAATCCTGCCATTTCTCCGGATCGTGTTCCGGATGGTTCCGGGTGCGGCCACCGTTGGCTTTGGTCGGTTTGCACGGAACGCTGAAATACTTGATCAGTGCCTTGCCGCGTGCGTCTTTCTGTGCTTCAAGATTCAGCACTTCGGCCACACCTTCCAGGTACCCTGGCAGCCCGAGCGCCGAGGCCCAGACCGCCGTACAGCGCCATTGCCTTGGGTCGCATTCGATATTGAAATGTTTGGCAATACAAGTCCGTTCGAAATTGGCGTTGAAAGCGGTCTTGATGACATCCGGGTTGGTGAGATCGCGCATGACCTGTTCTGGCAGATCCTCGAAGGCGGTCAAATCGACAACCTGCACCGGTTCGTCGTCGTAGGCATAGGCGAAAAGCAATATTTCGAAGTCCGGCGCCTCGACGTAGCGATAAACGCCGCAGGTTTTCAGGTCGATGGATGAATAGGTTTCAATGTCGATGGAGAGGACGGTCATATCCGTTTCCCACCATGCCGCTGAGGCCGCGTCGCGTTGTATTGCATCTTGAGCCGGATTGCTTCCTCAAGGTTAATTTTGAAGTATCCGCACGTGTCGAAGATTCGAATGCAAACGTCTGCCAATTCGATCGGGACGCCGCACGGTTTTCCGTTTTCGAAGTAGATTTCCCGGATGTCGTGGCCGTCGCGGTAATCCTCCAGCGCTTCGGACAGTTCCGAATGGATGAGAGCGATGATCTCACCGAAGGTTCGGGGCTCCTCGTACCAGCCTTTATCCACGGCCGCCTGATGGGCTTTTTGAACCAGCACGTTGATCTCCATTATCGTTTCTCCCTTCGAATCTTGGATAAGAAAGGGAGACCCGCAGCCGAATCCCCCTATTCAGATCAGTTCAAGAAATCTTCATCGTCATCGCTGATGTCGACGATGTCATCAAAATCTTCGTTGGCGAAGTCATCCTGCACGCTTGCGCGGCCACCGAGGAACTCACCGTCTTGGACCTTCACGATGTTGTTCAGACCAGCGGCGACACCCTTGTTTCCTTTCGCGTCATATGGATAGAAGTTGATCGACACTTTGGCGTAGCAGCCGGAGTACACTTCCGTGCTGTCAGTGATTTCTTGGAATTTGACCCGACCGTCCGGCCCTTTGCCAATCGGCTTTGCAATACCGGGCTTTGTCCGGCTGGTGGCGTTGAGAAAGTAATGGCCTGCATACGCTTCATCGTCCGGGCGTTCTTCATCGCCGTCACGCAGCGGTTTTTTGATGTTGGCCGGGATCTTCCCGCCCCATTTCGACGTTTTGCCTTGTTCTACAGCCGCGTCGACGGCTGCCTTGATCTTGCGCAACGTCTCCTTGTCAGATTTCGGAATCAGGATGCTGCAGCTGTATTTTTCATCGCCGTTGTCATCTGGACGGGGCTCGAAGATATGGCAGTAAGAGAGTCGTACTTTTCCCGTGATTACTTTGGTTGCTTGATTGTCAGCCATGCTATCAGTCCTCCATGAAATTTTCATTTGCGAAATCTGATTCGATGCTGTTCAGTTCCGGTCGCTTGTCTGTTTCCGGAACGAGAACCGGTTTGCCCGGCGGCTTCTGGATCAGTTCACCGAGCAGTTCGGTCAGTTGCTTTTTACCGATTCGTTTTTCAAGCTCACTGATCCCGAGAAGATCGATTTTAAGATACAGATCCGGATTAAGCCCCGCACCCTCAAGAATGGAACGGGCGGCGTCCTTGTCCGTGATCTGGCGATTGCTCCGTCCTTCGACCAACTTCCATCCCGGGAACTTGGTGCCTCGGACAGCTTGAGTGTGCGCATATTCCTGCACATCTTTCGCCCACGCGGAAAGCTGCTGCGCGATGTGCAAAATTTGGCCGATTTCGTCCAGCGTGAGCAGCGCCGGATCCTGGAACTCGTATTGCAACGCCTTCATATTCTCATCGGCGCGCGCTCGGCAGGTCGCTTTGACCTTGCACCAGCGGCAGTGATCTCCGGGTTTGTACTCCCCTTTTCCTTCGAAGGCCAGCGCTGCAGCCGGCTTAACGACGTTCTCGGCCCAGTCGAGCAGTTCCTCAATGGTCATGGTGTCCGTGCTAATGCTGTCAAGACGCGGCTGATAGATTGTCATTTGGATTTCCCGAATATCGTACAGGTAGCCGTATCCCGACCAGGCACCGAGGGCATAGAGCCGGATCTGAGGATTGCCAACCGCCGAGACCGGAACACCTTTTCCATATTTGAGGTCGATCAGCTCCAGCGTACCGTCCGCGATCAGCACCACGTCGCCGGTTCCGGTCTGCCCCGGGGCGGTCCATTTGGAGTAATCCAGCTTTTCTTCGAGCAGGATCACAGCATCCGAGCTGCGAGCCTTCGCGACCATGAATCGTTCTTCAACGTACTCGACGTATTCCTGGATCAGCCGCTCCATCTCTGCGGAATACAGCGGGTTAGCCTGAATCTCCTGCAGTCGGGCGTCGAGGTGTTTCCTCTCCGTGGAATTGCAGGGGAGCAGCCGACGCCGGAGTTTCGTCTCGGCCAGCTCATGCGCCAGTGTCCCCTCGTCCGCGTACTCGCTCCGCCGGTCCGGAATACCTTCCTGCAATCGGGCGCTTGGCGGGCAGTTGATCCACTGCGCCGCCTTCGACGCGGCCAGTAGCGAGTGCGCCCGTTCAGCGTGGGCGGCGGTCATAATCCGCACCCGCGCTGGTTCAGCGCTTCGAGCAGCATGGCGTTTTCAGCGCGGAGGCGGTCAATCTCCCTTTCCGCCGCCAATGCCCGGCGGATTGCATACGGCCAGCCCTCGCGGGCCTCGGCCACAAAACGAAGATCATCCCGGGTTGAAAGGTAAGAGAGTAAAAGTGCGTATTCCTCGCGTTTTACGGAAACTCTGTCAAATGTCCACGGCCCCGGCGTCGCCGCCTCGCAGATCGCAAGATCGGCTTCCAGATCCCGTGCTTGGTTCTTTGACGCGGTATTCATTCCAGCAGCGCCTCCAGTTCGCGTTTGAACGCAATTCGCTTATCGTTCGGCACAGCCGTGATGTTCGAAACACCGTATTTGTTCAGCAACTCCTTAATCGCGGCTTTCGCTTCCGGTCCTTTCGCGCCGACATTTCTCGCCAATTCACGGAGCTCGACGTCAGAAGGGATCGGCTCGTCGGAGGCGCTGTTGTCGTCGATATCGAGTTCGTTGCCGGTCGGCTCATCTTCCGGCTCTGTCGCTGCGGCTGGCGGCACCTTGGTGCGTGCAACACGCGTAGAACGTTCGGCTTTCGGTGCTTCCGGAGCATGTGTAGGTTCAGCCGGAATGCTTCGACCGGTGATTCCGGCGGACAGAGCAGCGAGCTCTTGAATAGCTTCATTGGCATTTTCACCGTTGATGACGATTTGGACAGACACGGATGATTCCTCCCAAATAGTTGTGGTATAATGATTGAAAGTGGATTTTCTTTATGCAGTCGCTTCGGGTGACTGCTCTTTTTGTTTGAGTCGCGATGCGCAGCGTTCCAATTGTTGCTGGTAGATTTTCCGGGCTTGTTTCGATTTCGCGAATATGATTAGCTGCATCAGATTGCCACAAACACGGAGTCGTTGTTTTCGGGACACGGTTTGGTCACCTCCTTTCAAGCGGATTCTCCAAATGTCAATTCCCAACTACCACGCTCGACCATTTCCAAATACCGCTCAAACGTCAGCCCATACCGTTCCCGGATCCGCAGTGCCACAAACAACCTGCCCAGCCGGTCCACCGTGTCGTCGGGATGCGCGTAGCCGTCAGATTCACTACACGGTTTGGTCATCGTTGGTCACCGTCCTTCCGTTCATCTTCTGAATCCGCCTGTATCCGTCCTCGCCATACTGTTCCTTCTGGACTTCGTGCGTAGCGAGTACGGCCACGCCGCCAGCTGCTTGAACGATGAATCCGTATTCCTCGGCCAATTTCAAAACTTCAGTCCAATGCTGGTCCACAATTCGCCACCTTCTTCGCTGTCAAAATCGACGCCCCGCACCACGGGTCGTTAAAACGTCGCCCCGTCATCCGGCAGTAGATGCGTTTCGCCTCGGTGCTGTTTCGGGCCTCGATCAGGGTGCGGCGCTTCTCCCAGCTGACGCCTACGGAGTAGGTGTTCATATCATCCTCGCCTCCAATTCATCTATCTGTCGACAAATCTCCTGCTCCCACTCAAAATCCCCAGTGCAATGTGCCACGAATGCGAGCTCTTTGAGCTCATCGAGCTGACGGACCAGCATCATGTTCTGCCGCAACAGCGGCAGGATCATCCGCAATTCCGGCATGCCGAGAACGATGTCGCCTGTGCGGTGGTTCGTACACATGTACGTGATCTCGGCCAGCCGGCGGTGAACGGGATGGATGGTGATCATCCGCTTTTCACCCTTTCCGGACGATAGTTCAGCTCCTCTTGCTCCCGAATCCACTGATCGAGGCGACGAGCGCTGAAAAGGTATCGCGGGTTTTTCGAGTTTTCCGCACCATACACCCTGTGCGGGATGCGCTTGGACCGTATCAGTTGCCTCAGCGTGTACTCGCTCATATGCAAGTAGTCGCATGCCTCTGCGAACGTGAGCGTGCGATCCGGGGCGGCGCTGAGCTCGGTGCGAAGCTCTTCGAGGAGCTCGGCTTTGAGCTGTTCGCGTAGTTGATCGATGAATGCGGCAAAGGCTTTTTCGGGGGTCATGATTTAGATCCACCCCCGCATTTTCCAGCACGGCATCATCGCGTTCAGCGTGTCCTGGGCTTTGGCGGAAAGTTTCTCCGGGTCCAGCTCGGCGATGATCGTTTTGAATGGCTTGCCTTTGAGTCCGCCGATCAGCTGATCGATCTCACCGAACAGCTCGGCCGCTCGATCATGTTGCGACTTGCTGGAAAGCTCATGGAACGGTTTGAATCGGGGCATTGGTTGTCAGCCTCCTTTCTTGAGCGCACGGCGGATAGCTTCTAAATAATCCCGTTCCATCTCAGCCACTTCTTCGGCGGTGTACCGTTCAATTTCACCATCCATCTGCACGATGCAACCGCCGTCTGGCATATCGGTGATTTTGATATCATCCACTGCCTTTCACCAGCTCGATTAACTTTTGCCTACCGCGCTCGTTATACCGGAACGATTGTACTTGCTTGTCGCTGTACGGCGATTTGTCCAGCGCCATGATGCCGTACTCTTCCGTTTTCAGACCGTGTGTGTTGGCGATTTTGCCAACTTTGTTTGCGCTGATTCCGAGTTCCTTGCCAATCTCGGTTGCTGTGTAGTGCTTACCGCCAATGTCCGGCCGATACTCCGTAGGCTTGTCGATCAAACGTTCCAACGCGTTAATGCTGAGCAGTTCGACGGCCACCGGCGAAAGCGTTTTGTTCTTT